AAAGAATATGAATACGTTATATTCTAGGTCTACTGTTGGGCTTTCTTTATGTATAAATTTGAATTCTGTATATTCACCATTTTTTAGTGACACGACACCACGTGTCTCTTCTTCTAATTCTCGTAGGGCACACCTCAAGGGGTTGTAAATTTCCCGTCTTCTACACCCACCCGTTACGAAAATCCAATCTTTAAATCTCCAGTCTCTTACTGTGAGAAATCTCGGTTTCCCATCGGTAAAAGTAACCGGTACTGCAATCGCTTTGTACTTCTTCATTGCGCATTCGCAAGTTATAATAAGTGGATATGATTATTCTTCGGATTTTTCATCCACCTCATCGATATCTTCAAGCTTCTTTTCAGGTACAGGGACTGGAGCAGAAACGGGCTCTGGGGGTGGAGCTAAGTGTCGAACGACCTGGGCTGAGAAACCTTTAAAATTGTCAATATCCTGTTTAGCCTTGTTTAACTCTTTAAACATGTAAATCATACCAATTGCAAAAACGATCGCTGCAACGATGAGTAGTGTGTCTTTATTGACTGGAACCATTTATAAATGAAAATGTCATTTTCTTTTTAAGCTTTCTACATCACGGCACCCATCTTAGTCTTACCAGCGGTGGGGCATTCGTATGGGCTCTGGGCAAATTGAACGGCTTCGTAATGCGCATTTTCACACGATTTGCTTGTTGGTTGTGTGGGTTGACCAACAAACTTTTCGAGTGTCCTGGAGTTAGGATCGTACGTCAATACAAAAACGATGGCAAGGAGAAATACTACTGTCCAAAACATCTTTTAATAAATACAGAGAAGATTTAGTTCGAGTACAACAAACCACCCATACCATTTTCAATACGGAGGACATTGTAATTTACAGCATAAATGTCATCACCAACATCTTGGTTATCGTTGATGAGACGAGCCGAGTCAAGTCGACTGAAGTTTAGGCTGCCAGTAGGCTGAAGCTTACCGGAATCGAGGCAGAATGGGTAGAAGAACAGAGTCTTGGCTGTTCCTAAAGATGAGTTAGTGGTGTGATAATACGAAGTTACGGTGGAGAAGTTGGGATCGGCAAATTTGTAATCAGCAACATCTGTACCGTTAATTTGGAGCTTGAGCTTATTATTATCGTGAAGGATCGCCATAGCAGAAGCCTTACCAGAAGCCAAATACTTGACGGGGTGGTTGAAGTTGAGCTCCTGGATCTTGGATCCGGAGGAGACCGCCTTCTGGGTTTGGGTGATGAGCATGTTTTGGGGCTGGGAAGCGAACACCTCACGCTCCTGGGTATCGAGATACGCGTAATTGGCGTAGACATCCCACTTGTCATCGGCCGCCGCGGAGCCCCAAGTGATTCGGAGCTCGACATCGTGGTACTGAAGAGAAATGAGTGGGAGAGCAGTCTGCCAGTTCTCACAGAAAGCAAACCTGAGGGGGTACCACCTGTACGAGGTACCACCATTGGCGAGGTCAGCGGCAATAGACTTGGAAGCGGTAGTCGCAGAAAGTCGGGGAGCAATGAGGGTGGAGTAAGTAGAATCCTGCTCATCAATCACCTGACCTCCCACAAGGACTTCAACCTTTGAAATTTTGGTCAACCACTGGGCTTGACTGTAAGCTTGGGTAGCGGTACCATTATTGGGAACGAGGTAGACATATCCGAGCATGTCACCCTTGCGCTCGAAGCGGACGGTGGACATACCACCATTCGCGACATTGCCTTGGATGACCTGACGCTCGACAGTTTGGGAAAAATTTGTATGACGTTTGTAGGTGGAGCGGAAGAAGCTCACCTCGGGCTGACCGACAAGGTGTACATCCTGAGCACCGACGGCTACGAGTTGGGCAATACCACCAGACATTTTATAATATAGTGAGAGTTTATTTTTAAGCTGGGAAGACTTACAAAGTGGGATACAATTTGGAAGAAATATATTTTTTATTCGTTTATGCATTTTCTAAAACAGTCACTCGAGAGAGTAGATTTGAGTATTGTGATTCGAGTGTAGCGATGCGAACTTTATCAGATAACTGTTGTCTATCAACTTCCTGAAGAGCAGCGGCAGTCACTGTGAAAATGGCGTCTTTATTCAAACGAACGAAATCACCTGGTTGTTGACCATAACATAATAATTCAGTACCATCTATTAACGTATCTGTATTTAAACGTTCATCCACAATAAACGAAGAACTATCTATAATCTTAATAATAGATTTTTTCGACGTAACCTTGTTTTTGTCATAAAAAATGACTGGCCAGTATTCACCTGTTTCGGGATCTTGTTCAAAATCACCTGTTGTTTTTGTTGTTGTACTTGCAGTGTACGAGTTATCCGTTATTACACTCAAATCGAACGTATTAGAAAATGTGATAACTTCACGGATATAGGAGTTTGCCAATTCTTCACCTACATCCACTTCGTTTTGGTCAGAGTAAAAGTATTCAGCTTTTTGTTCTGTCGTTAAGTTGTTATAAGCCTCTGGTGTGATATGTTGTTCATCGACTGTACACAAGGTCATAATATTTGGAATATGACCTTGGCATGTACCATCAACTATACCTTCGGTTACAGCTTCGGGCATAACTTCTTGAACTTCTTGTGCTATGAAACCAAACACATCCCTTTGTGATCGTCCACTTAAAATAGGTTCAACGTATTTATACTTGGATGGTTTTAATAACCTAAACTTTTGGAGAGCTACGTCATCTTGGACTTCCACAATATCCTTCTTAATACGCCTATCACTTTGGAACTGGATTGCGTAACCAGCATAAAATCCATGTGCTGTTATATTACCACCATCACCATTTACTGATACATTTACACCATTTGCATCATTATTCTGAGCGTTTTGGCCACTCCAAGTCAAGACTTGCAATATCTGATTGTTATTAATTTCTACAGTACCACCCACCGAGTTGGCGACGTCGACGGGGGCTAGAGGCTGCGTCGTCCCGAAACCCCAACGCCCTGTATTTTTCATGATACATTTATCAGAGTTGGCGCACCTAAAGTTGATATCATTGCCTGCGGAGCAGTTAATATACGTGGTTCCAGCGGACTCATGTATCATCGCATAATCACCCGAATTCCCCCTTTGGTGATGTGCGAATCCCGCATAATTCGAGTGGCCAATATATCCAATACGAGCTCTCCCCAGGTAGTGGGTTGTATCGGAACCCCCCCGAACGTTCAACTCACCGGCTGACATAGTGAGACCATCGGAGTCTATATTTAGATATTCCGTTGGAAGGTTTGTTCCGTCAATATTTCCAATACGAAAACTCATATTATCATCCGTACATATGTTCAAATTACCATGGTCAATTATTTTAGAAACCGTGCTGCCACCCACTGTCCCCCATCTTAGACCAGTGGACTGACCCGTTGACGTGAAGTTAATCAGGTCGTTCTGATTGGGCAAGAATAAAGAACCATTAAGATGCATATCTTGGTTGCCATCGATACGCACAGCTTCTGTGCCGCTCTGCATATCCGTATTATAACCAGTAATAAAACGAAAATCACCTTGATCATTTTGAAATACAACACCTCCACCTGTATCTAACATCTGTATACTGGCATAACGATCTCCGGATTCCAAATGAAGCTGTGTGTTTCCGGCACCCGAGGCGGAGAAAACGTGTAATGGTTTATCTGGAGCCGTCGTCCCGATACCGACGTTGCCGTCGCGGTATATGGTTAATGCGTGATTACTTGTGTCAACATCATTCGTATCGTCAGCGTTGTCCATACAGAATAAAAGATCACCCCGACCATTGGACGCCGCTCTTTTGAAAAATATACCAGCCTTGCTGAGACCCGCTGTACTTTCAGTGGTGTGTGCGGCGCCAAATTTGAGTGTCGCAGAACCCGTACCACCGTTGTTTTGCTCTATCAAAAGGCCGGAGGAATTATTGCCATCCTCTTTGTAAATATGTGTGACATCTTGAGGAGTCGCTGTCCCGATCCCGACTTGGTTATTTCTTTTAATTATAGTTGGTGCGGGGAATGCGGCTGCGTTATTCACACCAATGACAGTGTCACCATACTGCTCATCCGCAGCCGGCTCGGGACCCAGAGCTGCTTGAATAGTCTTAACGCGAACGGTATAAGTGACGTTGTTGCCTTGAGAATTAAGGGTTTCGTTGAACCATACGTACAATCTATCGTGTTTTTCTGTATAGTAGAAGTTATATACTTTATTCGTAGATACGTCAGCGGTTGACAATGCTGGCACCCCACCCCATTGTCTGGTTATATAAAAACGTTGATTACCTCCGTGACTATGACCGATATCATCGATTTCTATTTCCATTCCTTCCTGATAGGAGGCACCTATAAAATATTTACTTGTGTTACCAGTTGGATTGAAAGTATAACTTTTCTTGTTGACAAAACCCAAATTGAAACAATCCCCGGGGAATGTTGTAATATTGGTCATCGTGCAACTTGTTATTATAACTCCACAATTTTTTTAGCAGTCTGGGACGCTCCTAAAAAAAAGGTTATAGAAAGTTTTGGATGTATAGTTTAGTATCCAAACGCCCCACTACCCGCACTTGTTCCACTGTTTGTGATAGTCGAAAGCTGTCCTGCTGTTTCATGGGACAGGTATTCAACAAAGATGTTGAAACGAACCACACCTGAACATGCGTTAGCTGGTTTGATTGTCACAGTTGTTCCTGTGAGGGATGTTGCTATTGTTGAGTCCCATGGTGTATTCATTGTACTGGTACTAATGATACTCACTTGTCCTAGAGCTGGGACATATGCGGAGTTGCTCCCACCCCCAAGTTTACCACCAATAACATCAAATATCATTGTACTAATTTCATCATCTGATTCGATCAACATCGCTGTAACTTTAGCATGGAAGGGGTGGTTTGTAAAATCGAGAATATAGGTTGAATTTGCTACACTCGCACCACTACCCAAATCAGCCGAATAGGAGTATGTCTTTTTACCAACACCCCCAGTATTAGTGATGAGACCCCCAGTGACGTAGGCACGTTCCCCGACGTACACATCCTTAGCAATACCGACACCACCAGCTGCCTTGAGAGCACCTGTAGTTGATGATGTCGCCTCCGTTGCATTTGTTAGGGTCACCACACCATCTAGGGTGGCGGCGGCACCGAATAGGGGACCTGACACCCCTGCACCACCTGCTACAATTAAGGAACCAGTGGTTTTAGAAGACGATGTGGTAGTATCATGCACCTTGGCAACACCCCCAATGTGTAAGTTTTCTTGGGTACTGATACCACCAGCAACCTTGAGGGCACCTGTTGTAGCTGAGGTTGAAGTAGTTGTGTCTGCTAAGGTCACCACACCCGACGCGTTTAGGGTAGTCATAGCCGCTGCATTAGACCCAGCTAGAGTACCATATACATTGGTCCCCGAGATGGTAGCACCCTTCACCATAGCAGAGGCTGTTAGGGTAGTCACAGCTGCTGTATTAGCCCCAGCTAGAGTACCATATACGTTAGTCCCTGAAATAGTAGCACCCTTTACCATACCAGAGGCGGTTAGAGTAGTCACAGCTGCTGTATTAGCCCCAGCTAGGGTACCATATACATTGGTCCCCGAAATGGTAGCACCCTTCACCATACCTGAGGCTGTTAGGGTAGTAACAGCTGCTGTATTAGCCCCAGCTAGGGTACCATATACATTGGTCCCCGAAATAGTAGCACCCTTTACCATAGCAGAGGCAGTAACACTAGTCGCCGTGACATCTTCGAAACTGGCATGTTGACCAACAATCTTTTTCGCAATACCCATACCACCCGCAACAATGAGTGCACCTGTTGTTGTTGTAGTGGCATCGGTTGTAGAACTTACGTATGCATTACCCACCACATGAAGCTTAGCTTCCGGTGATGCAGTATTAACACCAATACTTGTTTCTGAGACGTCTACGTATAAAACATTAGATCCAACCTTGAGATCACCAGCACCTGTAACTCTGGCTTTTTCACTGTTATTTATATTTAAACGAATATGCTGACCCGCCTTCGCATTAACATGTGTAGTACCACCCTCAGTTTGTTTAAGTGCATAATTTCCTGCGGTGTTATTGTCAACATGTGCAAAAGAAGCATGATTAGTTTCACCTGCAAAACCTACCGCGGCTCTCCCAAGATAAGAAGTTTCATCGGCATCATATCCCGCATAGATATTACTCGTATGGATGTTAGCAGCTACACCTAAACCACCAGCAACCTTGAGAGCACCCGTGGTTTTAGAAGAAGATACTGTCGTATCTGTGATATTGACACTATCAGCCTCAACATCTTCAAAGTTTGCATGTAGAGCATGAATATTTTTAGAAATACCTACACCACCAGTGACAATTAGAGCACCAGTGGTTTTAGAAGTAGCGTCTGTGGCTGATATTACCTTAGCAACCGCACCAACGTTCAAGTTTTCTTGGGTACTGATACCACCCACAACCTTAAGGGCACCAGTAGTTGCTGAGTCTGAAGTTGTGTTATCTGTAATAGTAACACTATCAGCCTCAACATTTTCAAGATTAGCGTCGGCACCATATAAAGCACCTGAAATACCTACACCACCTGCAACAACAACAGTACCAGTGGTTTTAGATGCTGACGCAGTTGTACCCAACGCATGGAGGTTTGTGGTATTAACATTTGAAGCGACACCTATACCACCCGCAACGATGAGAGCACCATTTGTTCTTAATTTGGATTCGGTTGTATCTGTGATATTGACATCACCAGCAACTTGAAGCTTTGAAGTTGGATCCGCCTCTGCGATACCAATATTTCCATTTGATTTAAAAACCATATAATTATCCCCATTTATGGCATCATTTTGATCTTGGTGTGCAATTTTTAAAGAATCCGTGTTGGCATTGTGAGCTATTCTCCAACCATACCGTGTTGATTCGGTTAATTTAATACCAGATTCGGTTACGGGAGAACCACCAGATCCGGATCTAAGACGTATGAACGCATCATGGTCACCACTTACTGCTGCTATATCTAAAAGTTCACTCGGAGTCTTAGTGCCAATTCCCACGTTCGAAGTCAATGTATTTACAAATAGATTTGCAGTACCAACTTCAAGATTTGATGATATGTGTGCGTTTGAACCAACATTTAGATTTTTTTGAGTACTGATACCACCAGCAACCTTTAGGGCACCAGTAGTTGCATTGGTCGAAGTCGTAGTGTCGGTAATGTTAACACTATCGGCCTCA